TTAAAAAGGTGTCTTTATTTTTTCAATTTCTGTCCTAAGTTCCTCGGTCGTTCTGTGACCATATACGCCATTTGTTACATCATTACCGAATGAATGACCAAGCATTCGTTTTCTGTCATTGTCGTTTACTTTATAACGTTCACAAAGATATGAAAATGTATGCCTGCAATCATGAGGAGTATGTTTTTCTCCTGTTACTGCAGTTGGTATTTTTAGAGCAGTTAAAGTATTATACATATTATTACGGAAAGTAGCAGTCGTGCAGCCAAGTAGATCCTTACCATTGCATCTGGATTTCACCATGTTATAAATTGCTGAATGGATTGGTACAATTCGATCTTTTCCAGCCTGTGTTTTTACTCCGCCTTTAAAATATTTCTTTGGTAGATTTACTTCCATATCATTAAAGGCGGCAATCCTGAATCCGCTGTAGCACATAATTAATAGCATTTGTACAGTAAGATTATCTTTATTATTCCAAAGTATTTTTAATTCTTCATCAGTAAATGGCATTCCTCTTTCGTCATCGTCCAATACAGGGATAAAAAGTGCAGAAGAGTAGTCTTTATCCACTATATCATATTTAATCGCATATTCGTACATCTGATGCATTAGAGACACTATTAATTCTTGTGATGAATGCTTTAACTCACAATTATTAAGGATGTCTTGTAAATCTTTATATTTAATCTGACCAAATTGTATGTCATGAATGGAAGAGGAGTTTTTAAAAGCTGCCTGGGTAGAATACATGGAGGAGGTTTTTTTCTTTCCTTCACGCAGTTCGTTCCGGTACTTCTCTTTATAGAAATCCTCATATACTTCTTTAAAGGTTGGAGTACGGTCAATATAAACTCCATTCTGTATTTTAATTTTTCCCTCGTTCTCCAACTTACGTGCTGCCAGAATCTCATAACCTTCATCCCATGTCTCAACGTAGGCGAGAGCTTTCGGTGTGACAGGTCCTTTTGAGGTGTATTCAGTTACTGGTGGGTATACGCCATACGGCTTATAGCGTCCTTTACCGAGATATTTTATTGATCCGAAGCCGTTCGGGAGCTTTTGGTGTTTTTTTCTTCGTGCCATATGTACCATCCTTTCTATTTTTGAGTATAAAAATAACAGCCAACAGAGAACATCTGTTCCGCTTGCGGTTGGCTGCTCCGAATGATACAATATATTTTGTGAGAACTTCTGTATCATTCAGAAGGATTGCCTCTGGTATTCCAGTACTGGAGGCAATTTTAATTATTCATCTTCTGGGTCATCATCTAAGGAATAATCTGAACTGTAAACTTCATCAGAAGAAATAGATTGTCTGAATTCTTCTGCAATCATTGTTTTATTAAATTCCGCAGAAGGATCAATTTCTTCGACCAAAGTCTCTAATTCATCGATTGATATCTTGAAAAATTCCTTTCGAAGATTTACTTTATTTACTCGTCTATCATTTAATATTTGATGCATTTTGTTTTCAAGTGAGACAGCATCATCAGAGAAGATAAAACTATGTACATCAAATTTAAAGGGAACACTGGCACTTCCAAGTTCATTAATACGATCCTGTGGATCAAGGCGTCTTGTCATACCGATTTTGAATACATCTTCTCCAAACGATCCAAGATTACTGATTACATAAACAGTACCGGCTTTACCATTTTGTAAATTGGTAATTTCTTCTTTTTTAATAATTACTTGTCCCAATTGCTCTTGTAATTCAAGAATCCTTGCTTTTAATTTTTCTAAGTCTGATTGATCAGTGGTTTGAGCAATAGTTTCTTGGATTTTTGAAATTTCATTATTATATTTTTCTTCTTCTTTAGCAATTTTTTTACGTTCATTTTCCAGAGCTTTTCGTTCTTCAGCTTCTTGACGCATTTGTTCACGTATAGCAAGCTGTTCCTGACGAGCCTGTTCTTTTTTTACATAATAGTTGTATTCAATTTTTACAGCATTTATAAAAAGATATTCAATTTCGCCAATGAACTTTGTTAAAGTACCAGCTATACTTTGGTTTCCTTCTCCTGCAATTTTTAGATATTTCGCCGAAATAGTTTTCACGTCATCGATGGATTTTTCAAGTTTTTCATATTTCAAATTATATAAAATATTTTGAATTTCAGCACGTAAAGCTATGACCATTAGATTGTAAATGGACTTATTTGCTTTAGTTGTATAACGTGAGGAGTACTGGTCGAGTAATTTAGATATTTGTTTTTCATTTTCTTTATATGCTTTTCTTAAGCTTTTCACATCCATACAATGTAATTTTAATGTGACAGAAGGTGAAATAAGTTCTAGATCATCAAAATCTTTGGTGGAAAGCTTACAATTGCTATATGGAATATCTAAATTAAAAAAATTATTAATTGCATAATCAATACTTTTATATAGTTCTTTACATTTTGATACTTTCCGTTCCTGAGAAGCAACTGATTTTTGAAGTTTAGAATTTTTTTCTTCTAGTTCGGAAATTTCTTGCCTTAAATTGAAAATAATTGTGTTATTTGATGCAATATCCGAATTTGTTTTTTCTAAAGAGGTAGAAGCTTCATGTTCTAATTCTTCAATTTTTTGTTTGGTTTCGTAGTATTCATTTACTCCTAGAGAATTTATTTTAGCTTGTAGAGTTGCATTATCAGATTTTAAACGCTCATTTTCCTCTTTTATTTGAGAAATTCGAAATATATCAAGTAATCCCATAAAGACCTCCTAATAATAATTTTTAATTAAGGTGTAATTCATAAGAGCCAGATTTTTTTATTCGTGTTATTACATTTTCGCTTTCTAACTTGCGGAGCATGCGTTGAATGTCGCTTCTTTGAAAATCTGGCAATTCTGCATAGATGTTTTTCTGTAATATTCCATTGTGATTGGAAATTGCATTTTTTATTTCGGGAATCAATTCGTCTCGTTCGTAATAACATTCTTCCAGACTGCCTAAAATCATATCTCGGTAAGAAAAGCAATCATTATGTGTATTGTGTAAGTATTCATACATGTCCTGAAAATAGATTGTGCCGCCTTTTCCTTTTGAATAGCAGAAATTTTTACATTTATCGAATTCCGTAATAGATTGTTCCAATAACATAATTTTTTTTGACAAGTCCTGCTCTGAAAAGGAATTATGGTATGGAGTTTCAAATTTTTCTATTCTTTTAGCAATCTCGTTATAGTATTTATTTTCAAAAGAGTAAGATAATTCCTCTTCCTTAAATGATCTATGAAACTTTGGGTTGGAACTATTTTTCTCCTCAGCCAAAGCATTTTCGTATCCTACTTGCATAAGGTATGGCACTTCTTCATCAGAGATTTTTTTACCATCTGCACGGTATATTACGTTACCGTCTTGGACATATTCCGTTTGCTTAGAATAATCTCGTTCCTGTGGCTTGTCAGCGCATATTGCATCTGAATTTTTAACTTTCTTTTTTGATGAATCATTTTTTAAAAGCAAGAATGAAAGTGTACCAAACATTATTGATACTATTGCAGCGGCAATTACCTGAATAATATTGGTAATATTTTTTACAATAATTAGGATGCCGATAAGTGTTTCTAATAGAAAAAATACACCAATTAACTTTTGAAGTTGTTTAAAAAAAAGCTTATGCATATGTAGTTCTCCCTTTGGTGGATAATTTATATGGTGGAACATTCAAATTACTAAATTAATTCCATAACAGCAACTGCCGGTTCGAAAAATATAATATAATTATCAATCTGGACACAGCATCCGTACTTGCTCCGGTAATAATCCAGAGAATCAGCAAGAAACTCATCCGTAACACCTAAATATTCTGCAACTTCGTGTGCATTCTGGCAGTGGCTGCGGTAGGCATTCACAAGCCCTGTCAATCCGATCTGCTTGTTGTAAGCCCAGATTCTTCCACGAAGTTCTTGCTTTCTGTTTTCTGCGGTTGACTGATCTATAATATCTCCAGATGCGGTGTAATGATGTCCGAGTTCCTCAGCGAGTACGCAGCTTTTTTCTGCACATGTTGTAAGACCTTTACTCAGAGCGATCGTGCTGTCCACATATAACCCCTCTATTCGATCGCTGGTGAATGGATAATTTTCTATAACTTCTATACCATCCTTGCAGGCTTCATCTTGCAATTCTTCAAAAGTGTTCATTTAGATACCTCCCGCTCCAGTATATTATAGTAACTGTCCAATAATCCGGACTGCTACTTTCTTTTTGCTTTTACAAATTCAGCAAATTGTTTGATTTCGTCTAATTCTTCATCTGTATATTCGGCACCAGTAAAGTGAGCTGCTAGAGTTTGAGGTTCTTCATTTAAACCAAGCAAATCATCTGCTGAAACACTTAATACATCTGCAATTTTCTTTATTGTTTGAACATTTGGCTCACGGTTTCCACTTTCATATAGTGAATATGTAGATTTTGCAACACCTATTTCTTCTGCAACATCTTTTTGTGACATTCCTTTTCGTATTCTTGCATTTTTCAAATTCTCATTAAAGTTGTCTCCCATGATTAGCACCTCCTGTTACCTTGATTATATATAGCACGCGTAAACATGTCAATTAAAAAGTTTGCAATTTGTAAAGAAAACTATTGACAAGTTTACGAAAAGCAATTATATTATAATCAGAGTTTGCAAAGTGCAAACAACTGAGAAAGGAGGTAAAATTTTGTTTAGAAATTTAGAAGCAGAACAGGCACGTAAAGGGTTTACAAATTCGGATGTTGCAGAGAAACTTGGGATTTCAAGGGTTTCATACGAAAGTAAGAAAAAATCTGGAAAATTCACAACTTTTGAAATTAAAACTCTGTGCAAGCTTTTCAAATGTAAATTTGACTATCTCTTTGAGACAGAAAAATAGTCCCAAGTGCTGGAACACTCAGGACTATATAGGTTATATGAGTTCAAAAACTACATTGCCGCTTATATAAGTACGGCTGATAACTATATAACCTTCCGCTTCAAGCTCATTGATAGCAACTTTGGCGGTTGCATCGGAAAAACCATTTTTGATTAGGTAAGAATTTGAAAATTCTGTTTTTTCCGTATTGGCTTGAAGAATCTCTAAAGCTTTCTCAGAAAGAGAAGTCATATATGCCACCCCCTTCCAAAGGCGAGATTTTCCTTTGAAAGCCTTTCCGTATGATGTGGCATAAAAATTTTAACATTTTGATAAGCGAAAATCAACTTAGAATATTATGAAAGGAGAGATCGAGAGTGAGCCAACGCTTAACGGTAAAAGAAGCCGCCACCGAGATAGGATGCAATGTGGAATACCTTAGACGCCAGATGAAAGCAGGACGATGGGATCTCGGAAGTGTGATAAAGCCGACTTCGAAGGTTAAGAATTATCAGTATTTTATCTTCCGGGCAAAGCTGGACAAGTTTCTAGGTATCGAACCAAGAGCAGACAACGAGGAGGTGGAGAATGAAGCAGATCAGTAAAGTATTTATAGCGGTAGGGCTTGGAATTATGTTTCTTTGCGGAATGCTCGATGCGGATGGTGAAAAGTACATCTTATTATTAATCGCTATGGCACTCGGAGCTTTGGTTGCACTTGTGGGAGTTGCGATCATGGATGTGGAGAAACGCCGGGAAGAAAAGCGGAAAGCATACTTTTACATGATCCGCCGGAAGGACAAGCTTGACGCTGATGTTGAGTTCCCTGGAGAATTTGAGGACAAAAAAATAGCACCCTGATAACTTTGGCGAGTACAGGTGCTATTTAACCGTGGAAATACAAAAGTATTTCTGCGTTTATTGTAACACGAAAACTGAATATTGGAAAGCGTGATTTTATGATTTACAGAAAATGCAGAATCTGTGGATGCAGTTTAGATCCCGGCGAAGGAAACATGTGTGAAGAATGCCGGGACGAGCAGTACATGAAGTAACAGCAAGAGAAAGCTGTCAGATACATGGTTTTATCTACAGATTTCAGACAGATGGAAATGGAGGAATTTTTGAATGGCAGCGCCTAGTTTGACATGGAAGGATTTAGGAATACTCAAGGATGCACTGGATGAATTTGAAAGAACACTGGAAGATTTAGACATAGAAACCGGTGAAGTGTCATGGCATACCGACGGAAGTATTCATGGTGAATTCGTGTATGGCACAAGGAAGCTGATTACCAACACAGACGATGATGGGGAGGGATTTTCTCACAGATATGAATGATAGTTACGATTTGTGGAAAGACAGAGATCGGAGTCAATGCGAATGGCTTAAGCGTAGACCAAAATGTATATGTTGCGGTGAACACATCCAGGATGATACAGCAGTACAGATTAGAGGAGATTATTATTGCGATAGCTGCCTGGATGATATGAGAGTTTATATCGAAGATTGAGAGGCAAGATAATGGAAAATAATTTTTTAAATGCAAATGAAATCAGTTGCAGAGTTCAGCAGATTTCAGAAAAAGGATTGTCTTTGCTGTTGTATGTCACTTCCAGAGATGGACAAAAAAGGCTTGATGAAAAATATGGAGCGCTCGGATGGCAGGACAGATATGAAGTAATCGATGGAGATTTATATTGCATTATTTCTGCATGGGACAACGAAAAGAAGATGTGGATTTCTAAAGAGGATGTAGGAACTGCATCTTATACAGCAAAAGAAAAGGGACGAGCATCGGATGCATTTAAGAGGGCATGTGTAAAGCATGGAATTGGAAGAGAATTATACACGGCACCTTTTATATGGATTCCGGCAGCCAATTGTCATATTAAAACAGACAATAATGGAAAATCTTCTACAAGAGATAAGTTTTTTGTAAATCTTATTAAATATTCCTCGGATGGCAAAATTGATGAATTAGAAATTGTAGATCAGGAGATGAACATTGTATTTAAACAATATCCGTCTCAGAAAATTGATGATGTGAAATATCAGGTTCTACTCGGAAAACTGGAAGAAGCGGATGTATCAATGGATACAATTGTTGAGCTGTTTCATGTAAATACATTACAGGAACTTGATATTAATCAGTGGAATAAATGCATGAGAAAACTTGAAGTCACGATTGCAGCAAATGCCGGAAAAAAGGGTGATGCATAATGCATGCGCTTGTAAAAATAAGCAAATACAAAGAAACACAAAGTGGCACGGATCTTATTATTTCTGTACCTGGTATGCAGATCGGAGATATGTTACAGCGTAAGAAAATATCAAATGCTGAGATCCGGTTTGATGATGGCAGACACATATCGGCAGAACAGAGAAAAAAGGCATATGCCACGATAGGGGATATTTCAGACTGGACAGGATATCTACCAGAAGAAGCGAAAGAAAGACTTAAGAATGAATATACAGTGCGAACAGGAGTAGAACATATCAGTCTTTCAAATTGTTCAATGGATACAGCAAGAGACTTTATTAGCTTTCTGATTGAATTTTGCTTGGAATGGGGGATACCACTTTCTGGAAATGCAATAGAGCGCACAGATGATATAGGAAGATACCTTTACTACTGTCTGGTACATAAAAAATGTGCGATCTGCGGAAAAGATGGAGAGATTCATCACGAGGATGCAATCGGAATGGGTAATGACAGAACAAAAGTAGATGATTCCAGTTATAAAAAAATCTGTTTATGCAGAGAACACCACACACTGGCACACAGCCTTGGAGTGATCCGGTTCAGAGAGATGTATAAGGTCTATGGAATTGTTGTAAAGGATTTATAGGGTTGAAACACCTTGCCAAATGGCAGAAAGAAACCTATTCATGCAGAAAATGATATATCACGATTGTTGGAAGCCATGATTTCCCGGTGCTGTCATGTACCGGGAGAAAGGAGAAGTTTTGAATTTAGAACAGAAAACAATTACCTCAGTTGAGGTTGCGGAGATGGTGGAAAAAGAACATAAAAATTTAATGAGAGATGTACGTTCTTATGTAAAGGAATTAGGAGAGCTCAAAATTGAGCCCACCGATTTCTTTAAAGAAAATACATATAAAACAGAGCAAAATAAGACATTACCATGTTATGACATTACCAAGAAAGGCTGCGAGTTCATCGCCCATAAACTGACAGGTATTAAAGGAACAGAGTTCACGGCACGCTACATCAATCGTTTTCATGAGATGGAAGATGCAATTAAGAAACCTCTCACAGCCTTGGAACAGATTGCATTGCTGGCACAGGGAACTGTGGAGTTGGAACAGAAAGTTGAAACCGTAGAGCAAAAAGTATATTCCATTGAAAATGATATGCCGCTGTTCGGAGCAGAATCAGACGAACTTTCCGCACACGTCAGACGTAAGGCGGTGGAAATGCTCGGTGGTAAGAAATCAGAAGCTTACAGAGATAGCAAAGTACATAAAAAAGTGTTCAGCGATATCTATAATCAGCTAAAACGTGAGTTTGGCATCTACGATGATGAAGGAAAAATGAAAAGCTACAAGGCACTGAAACGTAAAGATCTTGCCGATGCGCACGAATTTATTGATTGTTACACTCTTCCGGCATATTTAGCAGAGCAGATTAATGATTGTAATGCGCAGATCAGAATGGAGGACGGTGCCGATGGAGTATAAATTTACAGTTCCGGGGCGCTTGGAAGGCTTGAACAATTATACAGCAGCCAATCGAACGAACCCATATAAGGGCGGAAAGGTAAAAAATGATAATGAGAATCACATCATGTGGTGTATCAGACAGCAGCTCCACGGAGTACATATTGAAAAGCCAGTATTGATCTATTACCACTGTTTTGAAAAAGACAACAGGAGAGATGGGGACAACATTCTCTCCTGTGTAACAAAGTTCATTCAGGACAGTCTCAAAAAAACAAAGGTGCTGCAAGAAGATAACCGCAGATGCATCCCTCATTTTTATCATGATGTTTCTGTAGATAAGGATAATCCGAGAATTGAGGTCACAATCACGGAACTTACAGCGGAACAGGCAAAAATGAAATTAAGAGACTTACTTAAGGACTTGGAAACGGGGTGATTGCTTGAACTATTTAGCTGAGATAAAAGCATTTTACGACAGGCTCGAACTAAACCCGCAGCCCAACACTGCAATCGCCTTATGGCATGCGTTAATGTCCATAGCGAATAAAGCAGGGTGGCCAGATACGTTTACGGTAGCTTCGTCAGTCCTTGGACTTCGGTCTGGATTAAATGCATCAGCGTTAAAGAGAGCGAGAAACAAGCTTGCTACAGATGGGTTCATCGAATGGAAATCGCGCGGTGGGAATCTTGCAGCACAATATAAAATAAATAGTCTTGTGGTTCAAAATTACAGTAAAAATGCACCACAGTTTGAACCACAAAGTGAACTGCAAATTGCACCACAGTTTGAACCACAAAGTGAACCTATTAATAAACAAAGACATAAACATAAACAAAATACACCCCCTATATCCCCCACGGAAAAATTCGGAGAGTTTGCCGCAGCCTATCCGAAACGGTGTACTGGCTTTCTTGTTGAAACAGAATACTGCAATGCGGTACTGGCTGGTGTACCAGAAGATGATTTGATAGTGGCTGCACAAAATTACGCTGTTGATTGTCAAAAGAAAAGGACACCTGATCGTTATATTAAAAATGCAGAGAATTTCTTGAAAGAAAATTTGTTTATGCAGTATCTGAAAGGAGAGAACGATGGATCAGTTGGAAGAGATACTGGAACGCATGAAAAATCACTCAACGAACTTATGCAGGAATGCGGAGACACCGGAGACTTCCAAGGATTCTGATGTGTGTCCAATTTGCGAAGGTCGAGAGTGGATCTTGAAAATAAAAGACGGAGTTGAAATAGCAGTACCGTGTAAATGCCGTGAAAAAGCGGTCATGTCAAGGCGGTTGCGATTCGCAGATATACCGGAGGCATTCCGTGGGATGGATCTGAGATTGTTTCGGATGGATGTGTACAGAAAGCAGGAAAGTAAAAAGATGGTGTCAGATGCTTGTAAAATCATAAAAACCTATCTGGATGATTTTGAGAGCCAGAAGGAAAGAGGCATGGGACTGTATATCTGGTCGAGGACAAAGGGAAGCGGTAAGACGAGGATCGCTGCCGGGATTGCAAATGAGCTGATGAAAAACTATGCAGTGAAGTTTGCAGTGTCACTGACCATCCTGCAAGAGATTAAGAATACATGGCGGAGAGATACAGAATACAGTGAGAACCAGCTTTTAGACGCACTTTACACCACAGACATTCTTGTAATTGATGATTTCGGAGTGGAGAGACCAGCGGACTGGATAAATGACAAAATGTATCAGATCATCAATGAGCGGTACATAAACCAGAAGGTAACGATTTTCACGAGTAATGATCCGCTGGACAAACTATCCTACGATGACCGGATCACGAACCGGATCAAGGAGCGGACATATCAGATCGCATTTCCAGAAGAATCAGTCCGGGATCATATCGCAGAGCGGATGCAGGAGGAAATCATTGAAAAGATGATGGCGGGTGGAAATATAAAATAAAAAATACAAGGAAGGTGAACAAATGCATAACGTACAGCAGAGACAGAGGTTAATTCCGTCGATTGTTTATAAGCAGGAATTAGCAAAATGTCAGTTAGGAGATAATATCGCGAATCACATGGGATATATTTTTACAGCCATTTTGTATGACAAGTTTGATATGACGTTTAAGCAGGTCACGAATTTTTATAGCAAAACCGTTGAGCGTCGGAAATCTTGGCAGGACGATGATGACGAAGCGGTAACGAGCGAGAGCATGATGGCATATTGCCGTAAAAAGAAAATTGATGTGGTCAAGTGGGTAAAATCAATCCCAATGTCACAAAAATTGTATATGGCAGATATAAAAAATGGACGGGCAGTGCTTGGCGCAGATCGGAATATCGAGAGCGCGCTTGCCTCCACAATGTATCTGACTATTCCGACATTAAAAGATTCTTACCGTTTCTCAAATGCCAAAATCGAAGAATTTATGAATTGGGTTGCCTATTACATTGATTCCTATTGGCGCAAGCAGCCAAAGAGTAAGGAACACTATCTGACGGATGAGATTATTCGGAATCAGTTTATTGAGGATGAAAATTGGGATATTGTAACAGGAAAAGCGGTGAAATAAGGATTATTAACATGGGAGAGATGACAAAGACAAGCATAAAATACTGTCGGAAATGTAAATATGCATACAAGCACAACCAGACAGAAATCATGTGTGGATATTATTTACAGACCAGATTAAGGCGTGGATGCCCGGTTGGGATGTGCGATAAGTTTGAGAAGAAAGGTAGAAAGAGAAAGGTGAAGTTGAAATGACGGACGAAACCAAGAATGAGATAAAGGCGGTACTGACTCTGTTAAAAAATACATTGGTAAGAAATGGTGTAAGCATAGCACTTGCAGGAAGTGACGATACCGGAAAAGACGATGGATGCATTATGTTTTTTGATACCGCAGAGTATTGTCGCACCGGGAAATTTAAAGGGATATCTGTTAAAACAATAGATTTAGTGAGATAGGAGAAAAATAATGTATGGAGATTGAAAAGAGAATTTATCCAGCATATGCCTTTACTGAAAATGAGAGAGAAAAGTCAATCATGAACAGCACAATTTATAAAGAATTAAAGGAAAAATACAGAATTTCAAGTTATAAAGTTGATAATCTTGATGATTATGACATTGTCTTAGATTGTACACCGGGTAAGTATCGTTCTGTTTATAAGGTTATTAAAAATAATACACAGTTATCAAGCTTAGAACTGGCATTAATTTGTGATGGTGGAAGCCTTTGCTTTGGGTACACCAGACATGGAAATGAGTTTTACATAAATGAGGATTAGATTTAGTGAGGTAGAAATATGATGGAGTGTATGAAGAGCATGGCAAAGAAGCCAGAGTTTGGCAGGTGGATACCAGTGGGAGAAAGGTTACCAGATTCAGACGAATATATCCTTTTATCGTTTGATAACTTTACACTTCCAGACATCGGAAGGTATGAGGTTGGGTCTGACTTATCGGGAGCGTTTTATCCGGGAGATGATGATAAGAGTTATGTTTCATATGGTTTGTTTGTCAACGCATGGATGCCATTGCCAGAACGTTATGAAGCAGATGCGAAAGATATACTTACAGAAAAGCCACAGACCAATGCAGACCGGATTCGGAGCATGTCTGATAAATTGCAGACATAGTAATTGTGATACAGGTTGCAAAAATAATATCAAGAAATGGTTGCAGAAAGAAATGGAGGAAGAGGATGGAAGATAGATATTTATTCCGCGCAAAGCGGAAAGACAATGGTGAATGGATATTCGGAAATTTAATTCAAACAGATGATGGAGTTTACATTATCCAGAATTATGTACCACAGCATTCGATAAAGAACTATGAAGTTGACCCAGCCACTATCTGTCAGTGCACCGGACTTAAGGACAAGAAAGGCAAGCTGATCTGGGAGAATGACATTGTTGACGGTCATATCAAGAGAGGTGCAGTTTTCAGAAGCTGTGTAGTTTTATGGAATGAATGCAAAGCAAGATTTGATATAAGAGCAGTTGACTGTAATTTTCCTATGACGCTCGATGAATGTGTAGATGATATATCTGTTGGTGGATTGGATTATGAGGTTCTTGGTAATAAGTTTGACAACCCGGAGCTGTTGGAGGTGCGGTTATGAGTGAGAAAAAATTCCCAATTTTAGGAACAAATGAATCTATAGACTGGAATTTAATTGCACCGCATGAAAAACAGGCAATGGAAAATCATTGTGGACAGACTTTAGAGCAATTAGCAAGGCGACATGGTTTAAGCTGGTACGAATTATTATGTGTTCTGTTGGATAAACCATTCACAGAAGTTGAGTATGATAAAGAAAAAAATTATAAAGAACTATGTCAAATGGCATTAGTATCGGAAGAAGTTAAGCAGTATCGCGCAATCGGCACGCCGGAAGAATGCCGGGCGGCGATGGAGAAAAAGACAGCGAAGAAACCGGATTACGAGGGAGACGGATACTCAGATGGACACCTTGTATACGATACATGGATTTGCCCTTGTTGTGGCAAGCATTACGAAGTTGACTATGACGATTATGATTTTTGTCCGGCATGTGGACAGCACATAGATTGGAGTAATGAATAATGAGTGAAAAATTGAAGCCATGTCCGTTCTGAGGCGGAGAATGCAAGATAAAAGCGGCAGAAAAAGAATACATAGGATTTACAATATGGTGCGAGTGTGGAAATTGCCATGATCAAGCAAGTGGATATTGTCCTGATATGAAAAAAGAAGATACCGCAATTGTAAACATTGATTCTTGCAGGAATAAAGCTATAGAAGCGTGGAACAGGAGGGCGAACGATGGGAAGACTGATTGATGCTGGGTTGGTTTTAGACAACTTAAGTGGACGTCTTGAAAGCATGAAAGATTATGATGCAGTAAAAGATGTGATTAACAATATGCCGACCGCCTATGATCCGGACAAGGTTGTGGAGCAGTTGGAAAATGAGAGAAAGTTTTGGGAGAATGCATACGACAGTAATTTGGGGAAAGAGAAAGCAAGAAGTTATGAGCATGCAATCGAGATCATGAAAGGCGGTGGAGTAGATGGCAATTAAGCCGATTTTATTCAATACGGAAATGGTTCGGGCGATTCTGGACGGGAGAAAAGATGCAACGAGAAGAATTGTAAAAGGCTTTATTCCTGATGATGCAGTATGGGGATATACCGCTTTTACACCTAAAGGGTACATATCGTGTAGAGGTACATTTGCAGATGGGTATGGAGAGAAATTTTTTAAGTTGCCTTGCGAGCCGGGCGACATCCTGTATGTCCGGGAAACATGGCAATGTTGGCGAGCACACCGATACGAAGCAACTGCTGACGTGAGATTCAGAGCAGGCGGAGATGATGTGAGGTTGCAATTTGCAAATGGAAATACAGATTCCATAGACCGATTAGACTATGACACATTTGTGCATAAATGGTTCAGCCATAATGGAGAGTGGAAACCATCATTATTTATGCCGAAAGAAGCGGCACGTATCTGGCTTAAGGTTACGGATGTGAGGGTGGAGCGGTTGCAGGAAATCACATCGGAGCAGATTTGCAGAGAGGGTGTAGAGGTGGAATATCCTCATGTGTTGAATGGAGAAGAAAAAAGATATGCGTTTTCGACTCTTTGGAACAGTACCATTAAGAAATCCGACATTGACCGCTACGGTTGGGATGCGAATCCTTATGTGTGGGTAATATCGTTTGAGCGGTGTGAAAAACCGGAAGGAGTGTGAGGTATGGCTAAAGCAATTTTGATTATGGATATGCCGGAATCGTGCAGTAAATGTAAATTTCAGTATGAATTTCAAGGGATAAAAAAATGCCAGCTTATGAATGTGTTAAACAATGGTGCTTCGAAATTATCACAAAGCACATTCACACAGAAACGGCATGATATGTGTCCGCTCCGGGAACTGCCGGAGAAAAGAGAAATTAATCATAACAAAAATCACTACATAAGTAACTTTTGGACAGATGCAAAGAGCGTAGGTTGGAATGCCTGCTTAGATGAAATTTTGAAGTAAATCGAAAGGAGTGAGAGGTTTGCTGGCCAGCGTGAAAGAGCTCTTTACTCCAAAAGATAATGGAATCAGTACAGGAAAGAATGGAGCGGATCGGAGCATATGAGAAGATAGCATCTTTTATGCAGAAAGAAAAGCAGCCATATGAATATAAAAGAAAATATGCACAGATCAGAGCAGAAGAGTTCGCAAGTGAATGTGATGGAAGATTGCTCAATTACCATGTTTCGGTCGGTGGACTTGACAGTATAATCTTATACCTGTTTTTACATGAGGTATGCGGAATTGATGCACCCGGAGTCAGTGCATCTACACTGGAAGACAAGAGTATACAGAGAGTACATAAAGCTCTTGGAATTATCAATGTGCCACCGCTGAAAAGGGATGATGGTACTTATTGGACGAAACCAAAGGTCATACAGGAATTTGGATTTCCGGTCATTTCAAAGGAAGTGGCTGCCAAGATAGAATTGTTACAAAATCCGTCAGAGAAAAATAAAACTGTCCGCCATGCGATTATTACTGTGGAGACTGGAGAATATGGCGGATGGCAGAAAAACTCTAAAATGCAGCTAAAACAGAGATGGTTAAAGCTGTTCGGTGGATATGAAAACGAAAATGAAGGGTGTGATTATCAGAAGCCAGATTTTCTCGTATCGTCCAAGTGTTGTTATTACCTTAAAGAAAAGAACTGTGATGATTGGGGAAAAGAGCATAACAGCGTGCCGTATCTGGGGCTGATGGCATCCGAAGGTGGCAGACGTGCCAAGAGCCTGCGGATGAATGGTTGCAATTATTTTGGAGCATCCACGATCAGATCAGCACCATTTGCTATATTCCATCGACAGGATATTTTAGCGCTTGCCTTAGAGATGGATCAGATGTGGAAAGGTGGACTGAAAGAAAAATATCATGAAAGACTTTTGAAAGAAGGAAGATTATCTCAAAGTTTTGAAATGCCTGACAGCATCATTCCAGAGATTTATGGAACTATTGAGAAAAAGCCAGACGGTACATTGTACACGACAAAGGCGCAGCGCACCGGATGCAGTATGTGTGGATTTGGGATTCACATGGAGAAACGACCACATCGGTTTGATCTGTTGTATGAGAGTAACCCAAAAGAGTGGGACTATCTGATGTTCCACATGTGCAAGGATGCAAATGGCAATGATTATGGATGGGCAAAAGTCTTAGACTACATTGGAGTTGGCTGGGATCCATCCACGATCGGTGGCAATTGTAAAGGACAAATGAGGTTAGAAGATTTTATGTAGAAAGGAGCCGAACCTACGGCCGTGGTAACGATATATCGGGTTCCTTTGAGAAAAATGAAGAAATTAAAATGTGAAATTTACAGAGATTCAATGCAGAATTATAAAAAATATGCAATTCCACCGGCACAGTTAATTATTGCAGACGTGCCGTACAACGTTGGTAAAAACTTTTACGGCAGCAATCCCATGTGGTACAACGGTGGAGACAATAAGAATGGAGAGAGCAAACTTGCAGGAAAAGCAGCATTCAATTCAGATTTTAATTTTAATCTGTATGAGTACTTCCATTTTTGCAGCAAGATGCTTAAGAAAGAACCGAAGAAAGCAGGAAATAGAGGAAGAAGTTCTGATGCACCATGCATGATCGTTTTCTGCTCATTTGAACAGATGCCTACGCTGATTGATGCAGCCCGGAAACATGGATTCATCCATTACATACCGCTTGTATTTGTGAAAAATTATAGTCCGCAGGTGCTTAAGGCAAATATGCGCGTGGTTGGTGCTACTGAATACGCACTTGTATTCTATCGAGACAAACTTCCGAAGTTCAGAAATGGCGCACAGTTTGACGAAAACGGTAAGACGATTCGGGGCACTGGGAAAATGATTTTTAACTGGTTCAGTTGGGAGAAAGACGGAAAAGATATTCCGAAAATCCATCCGGCACAAAAACCAGTAGCGGTGCTAAAAAAGCTGATAGAGATTTTTACGGATCCCGGTGATGTTGTTATTGATCCTTGCTGTGGTAGCGGTAGTACCTTAAGAGCAGCCGCAGAGATCGGGAGAAGTGTATTCGGATTTGAGATTGATCGCAACTTTTATCAGAGAGCCAAAAATGAGATGATTGTCTTTGAACGAGATAATCAGATTAGTTTTGAGGATATTCCGGGGGTGATGCCATGATTAACGGAGAATTGAGTTAAATCGAGTTAAGTCGAGTTAGAATTGAGTTAAAACAAGAATTAAACAAGATATGTGAGTTAAATTAGAATTTAGTGGAGGTAGAGAAAATGGTAGATGCAGAGGAAACAAAACGGTTTAAGGCAAAACAACTGAGATATAAAAAGCCTATTGTCAAAAATCTCAACCTTGATTTCATCCAACAGGATTTATGGGACATCCAAGAAGCCTGCGAAGACGTGCATTGGTACACGGATTCCGAAGATGGGAATGATAGCCTTGTCAATGCTCTGTCCGGGGATGAAGACGAAGCGTATGAATTTAAAATGACTTTTGCTGATCTCTGTGCGGAATGCGAAAGATTGTCTGAGGATATCCGAGATGAATGGATTCCGGATTGCTTCGACATATTTTTTGTTACAGTAGGAGCCGGAGAGACATACGGAGGACTGCTTGGCTTTGACGAATACGAGCAGGACTACTTCGGAATAGGATGTTCTGATTCTTGGGCAGAAGATGAAACTAAAAAGAAACTGAAACAGATGACGAAGGATGAAATGATTGCTGCGGCTAGACAGTGTTTTAAGGTTTATTCCGCTTATATCGGGCTACGGAGCCGGTACGATAGTTTGAAAGCAGCAATTGATATTTTGCGAGATCAAAACTCAGGACATTTACAGGTAGTAAAAGAGATCGAGAAACTTTATGAGGCAGCCGCCGCAGAGCAGGACCGGTATGCAGAGTATAGCAAGGAATGGAGAGAATTTAAACGCTATACAGATGCACTCCCACCGGAGGCATGGATTGCGTAGGTAAATTAGAAATTAACGGAGGTATCAGATATGAAGTACAGATTAACTACGCAGCATAATAAAAGTGATAGTGAGCAAAATGTAACAATTACAGAGTGTAAAGAAGATGTTAAACAGACATATTTAGATAGTTGCAGAAAAGACTATTTTACTTTATTAGAGAGGTGCAGATGCGGAGAATGGGAAAGAATTATGTTCCAACTTGAGCAAGGAAACGTAGAAAAAGAGCTGGATTATATTTTAGACAAATAAACTGAACTATTTAGAATTTAAGAGAGGTAAATAGAATGGAAATATACAGAGATGGAGTCGAAATTGACATATTGCCGGAAACGGCTAAATGCTGTGCAGATGATGCAGAGCGAAACCCACTTAATATAAATATGTGTCCGATTGGAGAACAGTACTGTTCTGGTGATTGTGACTATTATACAGAAAATTAGAATTAAAGGTAAAAAACATGGCATGGTACACACTTTATAAATGGTATAAGGATTGGAGCCGGATAGGATATCCTAATATGATTAGATGGTATTCTGAAAAGCTTAATCCACCAAAATGGACAATATTAAAATTCAAGTGAGGTAGAATTATGGCGCAATGGAATAAAAATACAGTACCAAAATGTAAAGATAAAACCTGTTCAGATGAAGTACTTGTGACTATTGAAAAGCAGGGATGGAAATGTGGAACTTATCGGAGAGTAGTCAAAGCAGTATATATTCCATACCATCACTGTACCGTAGAAGACATGGGATGGAATATGCCAGATGGAGTTCCAGATGATTGGGAATATGTAGAAGAAAATGATAATTGGTGGATTCCACAAGGCTGGTATGAGGTATGTGATTACTCACCTGACGATTATTCATATTTTACAGTCACTGATAAGGTAATTGCATGGATGAATCTGCCAAAGGCGTATGAGCCGAGGCTCAAGCAACTAAACTGAAAGAGGGGTATGAAATGTCACGATGCATAACATATCAATCCGGTGGATTCACAAATTACGGAATCAGTTATCGAAAATATAGTCCAGAAGAATTGGAGGAAATAAGCAAAATGAAAGAATTTCCGATTATGACGAAAAAGGGCAAAGAATATATTCCCTACGATATCATTAAACCGCATGAAGAGCAGGCATTAAAAAATCACTGTGGTCAGACATTAGACAGATTAGCAGCCAGAGGAGGTCTATCTTGGTCGGAAGCCTATGCTGTTCTAACAGACAGCAAATTCCCTTATGGAGATCAGTATATTTCGGAAGAATTTTACGAGAAAAAGGTAAAAGAGATAGTGTCGAATGCGTAGGTAAACTGAACTTAAACGGAGGTAAAAACAATGAGATTCTGTAATTGTATGGAGATGTGGCGTAAAGATATGGAGGAAGACGACATTTCGAACGCAGATTGTGATGGTGACTGTGAAGGTTGCTGCTATTGTGAGGAAATTAAGACCGACAGAGAGCGGCGGAGAGAAAATGAGCGAAGAGGTGGAATTACGTTTGAGGTAATCAGAAACAGTGACAATAAGAAGTTTACAGTATATGACATTGTCAGAACGCAGCATTATACATATTTCATGATCTATGATGGTGGATGGAAATATATAGACGCTGACTTATTCCGTGAATGCGATAAAAACTGAATATTGAGATTTTTGCCGGCTGAAATATGCCGGTAAAAATTGTATACAGACATTAGCATTGTAGTACATTGAGAATTGAATATTGGCGGTTGTGGATGTATAATGATACAAAATGCAAATGAAAAGAGGATTGTGAATGGAAATATTAGTAAAGATAAATGACTGTCTTGGAAATTTTGATAACATTGTAGGTTCACTTGGATTGATTGTTTCAATTATTGGTCTTTTCGTTGGTTTAATTGGAGGAAAAGAGATAAAAGAAGCAAATGAACTTAAAATTCAATTTGGAGATTTAAAGACAAAAATCGAAAATCTTGAAATAAGTAATTCACAAGTTGCTCAAACGATAAATAATAATGGACTTGGATATAGAGATACAAAGGAGCTGGCAGAGGATGTTGTGGCAAAAAAAACGAAAAATAAGCCAGATGTGATTTTTTCAGATGAAGAACCTCAAAATTTAAAAGAGGGAGATCAATGGATAGCTCCTTATTAATGCATCTATCTATTAATCGTCAATATTCGATGTCGGAAAATTTTTATACATATACTGGGTAGTTTTAGAGGAAGGAATAAGAGAAAAAATGGAAATTACTCAATGTCTTTGTAAAGATGATACAATATGGAGAATTGTTGAAGTTTTGGCACCATTTATAATTCTAATAATAACGTTACATGACGAGAGAAAACAAAACGCCAAATATAAGAGACAGGAGCTAAAGCTGCAATATTTGAAAGAATGTATTGGCTGGCTGAGCGAATTAGAAATGTTAGCGTATATTGTTTCAGATAAAGCTGTTGAGTGCGTATGCTCTTCCGATACAGAAAAGTTTATTACAAGTCATAGGGAATTTAACTGGGAAGCAAATGCAATGATGGAAAAATGTTTAGTAGGAATAGGGACATATAGTAGCGTGTTAAAAGCGCTATGTATAGAATTTGCCCCAGAAGAGATTAGACATTTGACCGGGAAATTTATGAGTGATCTTCGTGAAACATGCAAGGAGAACTGCATGGAACAGGAAGGACAGCAGGTAAAAAAGATAAATAGTAGCACATCAGAATTTCAAGAAGAGATAAGAAAAAAAATTTCCTTAGTAGGAGAAAATGTATCAAAACTATTAAAAGATGAAAAGTAAGACTATGTATGATATAATAGTTGTATAAGTTAGCGCCGTAGAGCCGAATATATGAGACTTAATGTCTTGTATGTCCGGCTCTTTTTTATTTTTGAAAACAATATATAAACCAAAATGTTGCATTAGATTATAATAAAAGCTTATAAAACGAGTGGAACATATGTTATAATGTTGCATAATACATAAACAGCTTGCACGAAAGGGGGAATGTGCATGATGAGTGAAAAAGAAACGTATGAGATCTGTAATGAGGTTGACAGCTTCATAGCCAGAGAATTAACAGAATCCATAATACATAAAGTGTCCTATGATATGCTTGAGGCTCATTATGGTATTCTCCCGATCAGCAGGCGGAGTTTTTACCGGAGACGCAGCATGGCACAGAGGTTAATGCGTCAGAGGATGTGTCATCTGGTAGAAGAAAAGAACGGACAGTATATGATTGTATGGGGAAGGGAGTAGAAATTTTTGAAAAAATGTTCATGCAGTGATATAATCTTTGTATGAGGGGGAATGCGAAAATGAAAAGATCAGATAGTAAACCAACTTATAAGGTTCGATTGCGCGGTGGTTTTTCAGACAGAAACAATATAAGCATCGAAAATAGAAATATGCAATATGAATCATTAGATGATAGAACGAGGGCAATGCTGATTAACATGACAAGCATTGTTTTGAACGATGTTGATTTCCAGAGAACACAGACATTTTACAAGTCAATAATAATTCAGGTATTTGCGTTTGAATTTGATTGTTCACAAATCTGTGATGAGAAAAATGTTAAGGAAATAATATATCAAACTATTCGTGAAAATACATATGATGAGGTTTTTTCACTTATTGAATTTATAGTTCAGAAAATGAAACAAATGAATTCCTGGAAGAAAGATGAATATGCTGAGGACTATAACACTATATTTAAAAATGAGTACGTTGGATATCGTTTTGTAAATGAAATTATTGTTCCAATCACAGATGAGAATGAAATTGAAGCAATAAATAAGGCTGCAGATAGTCCATATAGTATTGTTAATACACACATATCTAAAGCGGTTGGTTTTTTATCTAATAGAGAAAATCCGGATTATGAAAACTCAATTAAAGAAAGCATAAGTGCTGTTGAAGCTATTTGTAAAATACTTACGGGAGTAAATGGGAAAGAAGCTACACTAGGTAATATGCTAAAGAAAATTGAAGATAGCGGAGTGGTAATTCACAAAGCTTTAAAATCTGCATTCAATATTCTTTACGGATATACGAGCGATGCGAATGGTATCCGCCATGCAGGAGATATAGGTGGTCCATCATCAACATTCGATGAGGCAAAGTTTATGTTAGTATCGTGCAGTGCATTTATAAATTATTTGATAGGAGTATCTGCAAAATAAAAAAATATGATTCCATTAATACCAACCACCAATTACGATGGTTGGTATTTTTTGCCTTAAAGTTGGCACAAACAATATGTAAGTACGTGATAAAATTTTGTTAAAAGAAATACCAGGGGGAAATAAAGTGAACAATAACGATTTGAAAAAGGCGTACTTACAATCATATATTCCATCCATAAATGCAGCCAAACGTATAGAGGAAGAAATAGAACAATTGCGACTGGATAAAATGATGCCGTCTGTTATTATGGATGATATGCCGCATGCACATAATAAAACAGATCTGTCTGATTATATGGCAAAGTTGGACGAACTGATAAATAAGCTAATAGCTGCCAGATACAAACGTATTGATCTATATGCAGAAATATTTGCAGATATTGAAAAGATGGAAAATGAGACAGAAAGAGAGGTATTAACATATCGGTATCTTCGTCGGTACAGCTGGGAAAAGATTTGTGTGCATATGGGGTATCAGTGGGCACAAATTCACCGGATTCATGCTAATGCATTAAAAAACTTCAATCCAACAGGAGTATACTATCAACTGATGATAGAAAATGAGGAATCTGATAAAGATGATACACAATGATACATATATTCGTGATAATATATAAAATGAAAAGAGCGCAAGTAGAGAAGAATCTGCTTACGCTTTTTTTATGGGCGTCGGATGGCGTCCTATTCCCCCTAAGTTATTTGAGGGATACTGATAAAAGAAATGGTGGTGATGGTCCTTGCCAAAGGCAAAAGATGCGAGAGCGGACAAAGCCTTTGAAATGTATAAGCAAGGGCTTAAGCTAATAGATATTGCAAATCAACTAGGAGTAGCAGAGGGAACGGTACGAAGTTGGAAAAACCGGTACAAATGGAATGGCGAAACGAATGCAACGTTGCAAAAAAATAAACGCAACGTTGCGAAAGAAAATAAACAAACAAAGAAAGTAAAAAAAGAGTCTGTTGCAGATGAAGTAGAAGCGGTGATACAAAACGCTGATTTGACTGATAAGCAACAGCTTTTTTGCATTTATTATATTCGTTGCTTTAATGCCACCAAGGCATATCAGAAAGCGTATGATGTTGATTATGCGACTGCCGTGGTAAATGGTCCTAGACTGCTCGGAAATGCTAGGATAAAAGATGAAATTTTCAGGTTGAAACAAGAACGTCTCAACAGGGAGTTCCTGAGTGAGTCAGACATCTTCCAGAAGTATATGGACATTGCTTTTGCCGATGTGACTGATTTTGTGGAGTTTGGAAATGAGGATGTAGATGTGATCCTGGACACTGGAGAACGAAAGACTATCACAGTAAGCCATGTCAATATCAAGAATGATGCGGATGTGGACGGAACGATTATTTCAGAAGTGTCCAAAGGCAAGGACGGCGTAAAGGTAAAACTTGCTGACCGGATGAAAGCTTTGCAGTGGCTTTCGGATCACATGGATCTTGCCACTGAGAAGCAGAAAGCAGAGATTGCATTACTGAAAGCCAAAGTTCAGACAGATGACGGCGATGAGGTTGCAGATGATGGATTCCTTGAAGCTTTGAATGGTACTGCCGCGGAGGACTGGGGTGATGAAGAGAATCAGTAAGATTAAGCGGGTTTTCAAGTTCAAGCCATTTTCCAAGAAGCAGCGCAAGGTATTGAACTGGTGGTGTGAAGATTCTCCGGTTAAAGATAAGGATGGTATTATCGCAGATGGTGCTATTCGATCTGGCAAGACGGTGAGTATGTCGCTATCGTTTGTTATGTGGGCGATGAGCACATTTGACGGCGAAAATTTTGGTATGTGCGGCAAGACAATCGGTTCTTTCCGCAGAAATGTATTATTTTGGCTTAAGCTGATGCTGCGAAGTCGCGGTTATACGGTGGCAGATCACAGGGCTGACAATTTGGTAATCATCACAAAAGGAGATGTGACCAATTATTTCTATATATTTGGCGGCAAAGACGAACGATCACAGGATCTCATTCAGGGTATTACCTTGGCTGGGGTATTTTTTGATGAAGTTGCGTTGATGCCGGAAAGCTTCGTGAACCAGGCAACCGGACGATGTTCTGTTGATGGTTCGAAGTATTGGTTCAACTGCAACCCGGATGGACCGTATCATTGGTTCAAGACCGGATGGATTGATAAGAGAGAAGAAAAGCATCTGTTGTATCTGCATTTCACGATGGATGATAACTTGAGTCTGTCGGAGAAAATCAAGGAACGATACCATGGCATGTACACAGGTGTGTTCTACCGCCGGTACATCCTTGGACTATGGGCGATGGCAGAGGGCATTATTTACGATATGTTCGACACTGCCAAGCATGTGATTTCCAGCACGGCTGATCTGGTCAATGCAAATTATTATGTGTCCTGTGACTATGGTACACAGAATGCAACAGTATTCCTGTTGTGGTGCAAAGAACGTTCTGGGCGGTGGGTGTGCTGCCGCGAGTATTATTATTCCGGCCGAGATGAGGAAAGGCAGAAAACGGATAGTGAGTATGCGGATGATCTGGAGCGGTGGCTTGGTGATATAAAGCCGGTGAAGATCATTATAGATCCATCGGCAGCGTCCTTCATTGCAGAGTTGAAAAAACGAGGCTATGCGATCAAGAAAGCAAAAAATGATGTGTTGGATGGAATCCGGTTTGTGGCATCGCTGCTGAATCAGGAGAAAATCGCCATCAGTGACCAGTGCCCGAATACGATCAAAGAGTTTGGGTCGTATATCTGGGACCAGAAAGCATCTGAGCGTGGCGAGGATAAACCGGTAAAGCAGCACGATCATGCGATGGATGCTCTTCGGTATTTCTGTTATACGATTATTCGCAAGCCGGGCGGTATCAGCATTTTGAAATAGAGGTGAGAACATGGAACTTGAGGTTATGAAAAAACTCATAAGAAAATATGAACCGGGACATACAAAGTTTTCCTTTAATGCTATGCAGGCAGAGAGGTATTACCGGAATGAAACGGATATTTTAATTAATAAAATTAGTGATGAGAGAAAAGAGGATGCAGATAATCCGTTGCGTAATGCAGATAACCGGATTCCGAGGAACTTCCACGGACTTATTGTCAATCAAAAGGCCGCATATATGTTTACAGCACCGCCACTTTTTGATATTGGGAATGAGCATGGAAATGAAGTCGTGACAGAAGTACTCGGTGATGAATACCGGAAAAACTGCATGGAGCTGTGCGTAAATGCTTCCAATGCATCGGTGGGATGGATTCATTACTGGGAGGATGAAGATGAGACATTCCAGTGGGCGGTAGTCGACAGCAAGCAGATTATTCCGATTGAATCACACGATTTGAAAAAGAAACTGCTCGGTGTTCTTCGTGTGTATGATGAAATCGACGAGGAAACAGGAGATACCTATACAATTTATGAATACTGGGATAAGGAAAGTTGTTGGACGTTCCGGCGGAAGTGTGGCGACACTTTAGAAGATGGGCTGTTCTACTATAACACTTTCATGGTGCCGGATACCGGCGATTTTGTCGCAGAATATCGGCATGAATTCGGAGAGGTGCCTTTTATTCCATTCCCGAACAACAACACGAATACAAACGATCTGAAAAATATAAAACCGCTGATAGACGTTTACGACAAGGTCTACAGCGGTTTTATTAATGATTTGGATGATATACAGGAATTGATATTTGTACTGTCTGGGTATGGCGGAACTGATCTCGACACGTTTTTATCAGACTTGAAAAAATACAAAACTATCAAGGTTGATGGAGATGATGGAAGTAATCCGGGAGTGAGCACGCTCAACATTGAAATACCGATTGAAGCACGTAACAGCGTGTTGGAAGCCACCAGAAAGGCTATTTTTGAACAAGGGCAGGGATTTGATCCACAGCCGGAGAATTTTGGGAATCAGAGCGGAGAAGCTCTTAAATTCATGTATTCATTGCTGGAGATGAAAGCTGGGTTGACGGAAACGGAGTTTCAGCTTGGGTTTGCACGTCTGGTAAGAGCGATATGCCGACATGAAGTGATTGATTGTAAGAAAATCATTCAGACATGGTCCCGCACTTGTGTAAAGAATGACGCGGAACAGGCACAGATTTGCAAGGATTCGGTCGGAATTGTAAGTAAAAAGACAATCCTTAAAAATCATCCACTTGTTGAGGATGCGGACGCAGAATTAAAACAGTTAGAAAAAGAAGCACAGGAAGCACAAGAGAAAGCAGATGCTTATGTTGGAGCTTTTAATTCAAAAGGTGAGGAGAAAATTAATGAAGCAAACAGTGATGATTCTGGGGACGGAATATCAAATAGAAATACATAAATGGTCAGAAGATAAAGAATTAAGCCAAAATTCGTGGGCTGGTTACTGTTGTAGCGAAATCCCACTGATCGTTATAGCAGATTTAGATGATGAAGAGCATTTTTGGTTTCGCAATGACGAAGAAAAAGATGCGTACTTTAAGAGCTGCTTGCGCCATGAAATTATTCATGCATTTTTGAATGAAAGTGGATTGAAAGATAATTTTGAACATACTCCGCACGCTGGGCATGAAGAAACGATGGTTGATTGGATAGCAATTCAGTTTCCGAAGATTGCAACAGTATATAAAGAGTTGGGGATTTTATGAAATGAGGTGATTGCATGGAAAAGCGGACAAGTGAATATTGGCAGGAACGTTTCCAGCAGTTGGAAGAAGCGCAGCATGACACATCCGTTCAGACCATGCAGAGTATCGAGCAGGAGTTTCGGCGTACGGAACAAGTATTAGACGGAAAAATTAATGCTTGGTATCAGAGATTTGCATCCAATAACAAAATTTCAATGATAGAGGCAAGAAAATTGCTCAACAGTGATGAGCTGGAAGAGTTTAAGTGGGATGTACAGGATTATATTAAATATGGAGAAGAAAACGGTATCAATCAGCAGTGGATGAAAGAACTTGAGAATGCTTCGGCAAAGGTACATATCAGCAGATTGGAGGCACTTAAGTTACAGACACAGCAGGAATTTGAAAAATTGTACGGAAATTATCATGATTCCATAGATGAGCATATTACAAATCTTTATACATCTGGATATTATCACACAGCATTTGAAGTACAGCGAGGTATGGGTGTTGGCTGGCAGATGCAGAATTTTAATTCAGAGAAAGTCAGTGATATTATACATAAACCGTGGGCTGTTGATGGACGTAACTTTTCAGATCGTGTTTGGACGGACAAAACAAGACTAATTAACAGTATGCATGATTCTTTAACTCGAATGTGTATTACAGGGGAATCACCGGATAGAGCTATACAGGAAATATCCAAGAACATGAAAGTGAGCAGGTCACAGGCGGCGAGGATTGTTCAGACGGAATCGGCGGCTTTTTCTGCAAAGGCACAGGAATCATGTTTTTCTGATCTTGGTGTGGAAGAGTTTCAAGTGGTTGAGACCTTAGATAGCAATACGTGTGATACATGTGGAGAGATGGATGGAAAACATTTTCAAATGAAAGATTATAAGATTGGTGTTACCGTACCGCCATTTCATCCGAATTGCCGTGGCTGTACATGCCCTTATTTTGATGATGAATTTGACAGTGTGGGCGAACGTGCTGCCCGTGGCGAGGATGGAAAGACCTACTATGTGCCGGCAGATACGACGTTTGAGGAGTGGAAAAAATCGTTTGTTAATGGTGATGCGGACTTTGTGTCAAACAGTTTCCAACCACGATATGGAGCGGAAAAGGAGTGGAAACATGTAAAATTTAAGACCAAAACAGAAAACATACAAGAATATACTGACAAAAAACGGGAGCAGAATTTCTTTGGGATTCCAGTTGATAAAACTGCATCTTGGATAGGGAAAGATAATAAAATTGGTAAAGTAGAGGATTTACAGGAATATTTTGTAAATGGTGAAGCTTTCAAAGTTGATGGAAAGAGAGTGCTGTTGGATTATTCGGAACATGAAAAAGAAATTGCAAATATTATTGCAAAAGGAACTGGGAAAGATATAAAGATGGTTCCAAGGATAACGTTCCCTCAAAATATACAGACACCGGATTACCTGATAGATGGAATAAAATTTGATTTGAAAACTCCCCTTGGAAATGGAAAAAATACGTTGTATGGGATGGTAAAATCGAAAAAGAAACAAGCAAATAATTTTGTTATATGTGCTGACAAAACTGCACTAAGCATGGATGAGATAGAGCAACAGATGCAAGGAATTTATAGCTCAAGAAATACGGCATTTGTTGATATAATTATTTTGGTAAAGAATCAGGAGATTGTGAAAATCTATAAAAGAAATAAATAAGAGCCATTTTCGCTCCCGGCAACTCTGTATAACACAGAGGCAAAGGGGGGAACAAAATGACTCTTATTAAGATATCTTATGTATATATTACAACAATATCCGTAAAAAAGCAATAAAAACCAGTAATAACAGGACAACCGGAAATTTATGAACTGAACGGTGCAGGTTGACACCAAGTAAGTTTCTCCGGCAGTCCTGTTTTTATAGTGTCTTTTATCCGCAGACATTAAAGAACGGCATTACTCATCTGGAGAATAAACAGAGAATCCCAATACCCGGAGAGCGGGAATAAAAATCTATGGAGGATAAGAAAAAATGGAATGGTTAAAGGCAATTTTAGAAAAAGCAGAGATTAAAGATGGAAAACTTGATGTGGATGCAGTCATGAATGCGGCACAGAAAGAGTTCCCAAAACATGCAGTACCAAAAGATGATTTTAATAACAAAGTCAAAGAGTTGGAAACTGCAAATGACACGATCACAGAGCTTAAAAAATCCAATGGAGATAATGCAGATTTGCAGAAAAAAATTGGAGAATATGAAACTGAGATTAAAGACCTTAAATATTCAGCAGAGAAAACAGCAAAGACATACGCCTTAAAAGAATCTCTTGCAAAGCAGGGAGTTCTGGATCCAGACTATCTGATTTATAAGGCAGGTGGGCTGGATAAGTTCAACTTCGATAAAGAAGGGAAGCCTGTTGGCGTAGAGGATGCTGTGAAACCATATAAAGAGGATGCGGCAATGGTACATTTGTTTAAACAGGAACAGCAGAAACCACCGTATAATCCGAAAAATGGTGGCGCAGGTGGTACAGCAAATCCATTTGCAAAGGAAACATTCAATCTGACTGAGCAGGGACGCATTTTAAAAGAAAATCCAGCACAGGCAAAAGAACTTGCCGCTGCGGCTGGAGTAACGATTTAAGAAAGAGAGGATAAATATTTATGGCAATTACAAAAATTTCAGACGTTATTGTACCGGAACTTTTTAACCCGTATGTAATCAACAGAACAATGGAGTTATCAGAGTTTTTCAAGAGTGGGATTGTGGTAAACAGTCCAGAATTTGATGTGTTGGCAAGCGAAGCGGCAAGAACACATAATATGCCGTTTTTTGAGGATTTACAGGGGGAATCCGAAGCGATTCTTGAAGATGTCAAGATGACTGCTAAGAAAATTGGTTCCAATGAGGATGTATCAACTACCATTTTCCGCCAGAATATGTGGGGAGCAACGAATCTTTCCGCTGCTTTGGCAGGTGCTGATCCAATGAAAGCGATTGGTGATCTGGTTGCGTCTTATTGGGCACGTGATATGCAGAAAGAGCTGATTGCGATTCTTACTGGAGTATTTGGTACAACTACAGCAGGATCGGAAGGAACACCGGCGGCAGAGACCAGAATGAAAGATCATATTCTTGATCTTACTGCAGGTAAGACAGAAGCAGCAAAGCAGATCAGTGCGTCAGCATTTATTGATGCATGTCAGTTGCTTGGTGATGCACAGTCACAGTTATCTGGCGTCGCAATGCATTCAGCAACAAAGTCTTATCTGAAGAAACTGAATCTCATTGAGACAGAGCGTGATTCTACGGATGTAGAGTTTGATACCTATCAGGGTAGACGTGTAACTGTAGATGACGGATGCCCAGTAGGTGCCGGAGGTGTGTACACTACATATCTTTTTGGAAATGGCGCAGTAGCATATGGTAATGGTTCTCCTGTTGGGTTTGTGGCTACCGAGACGGATCGTGATAAACAGACCGGTGCTGGTATTGATTATCTCATTAACCGTAAAGCATTTATTTTACATCCAAGAGGAATTGCATACACTGGAGCAAAACGTGATCATGTGGAAACACCACTCCGTACAGAACTTGCGATGGCAGAGAACTGGAAACCTGTATATGATTCAAAACAGCTTAGAATTGTTGCTATTAAACACAAAATCGGGTAGGTGATGATCATGGAAGGAAGTAGCAAGCTGACAGCCGAAAGGCTGTTAGCACTTCTTGGATTAAATGCCGATGAGCAGAGCATAGAAATATGTGTAGAGTTTGCATTGGATAACGCAAAAGAAATTGTGAAAAATTACTGTCACATTGATGAAATACCAGTAGAATTAGAAACAACAGTTTTGCGCATGGCAATGGATATTTACAGAAATGAAAAGCCGGGAGAATTAGAGACACCACAAAGAGTTTCTTCGGCTCAAATCGGTGATACTTCTACATCATTTGGCACTGTATCTGCATCATTTACAGATAGTCTCATGAAAAACTACAAATCATCTTTAAACCGATACAGGAAGGTAGTGTTCACATGAACATGGTAAGAAAAATCATTGAAAGCACATATGATGGAAGATGCACCGTGACGCAACGTGCAGAATGCGAGAAGCCTAATGGATCGACAGGATTTACTAATACTGTGATTTTAGAGAATGAGCCTTGCAGACTTTCTTTTAATAGTAAGGAATCTACCAAGGAAGGAGATAGAGCTTCAATTCAAACGCAAACTGTAAAGCTATTTTTAAAACCGGAGAAAATCATAGAACCAGGTTCAAAGATATCGGTAACGCAGAATGGTGTCACAACGGATTATGCAAGCTCCGGTAAGCCGGCGGTATATGAAACACATCAGGAAGTTATTCTCGAATTGAAGGAAAAGTGGTCATAATGAGCGTAAAGTATAAAGAATTACAGGATTTCACAAGAAAAATCGAGGATCTGAATAAACAGCAGAAAGATGAATTTATGAAGGCCTGCTGTAAAGAATTGGCCGCCAGATTATTAGCAAAAGTAATAAAGCGTACTAAGCCTGGGAATTATTCAAAAGAAATTGAAGTAACAGCAAAAAGAGATTCGAAATACCATAAAAAGGGAGATAAATATAAAAAGAAGGTCACTCCCAAAAAAGGAGGTACGCTCAGGCGTGGCTGGACAGCGGAAACACATGAAGAGGCAGTAAATGGCAATGGAAATGGTAAAAAACCAGAAGAATATGCAAATTCAATGAAAATTGATCGTATTGGTAATACATTCAAAGTCGAGATTACAAATCCTGTTGAATATGCTGCATATGTGGAATACGGTCACAGAAAACGAAATCATCAGGGATGGGTTCCGGGAAAATTCATGTTAACAATTTCAGAAGCAGAATTAAGAACCGTTACACCACAGATTTTAGAACGAAAATTGCAAAAATTTCTGGAGGACGCGATGAAATGATACAGAAAGTAATTGATGGAATTATCGAAGCAATTAGGACAGAATATGGTTCAGCACATTTTAAAGTATATACAGAATTGGTAGAGCAGGGATTAAAAAATCCGTGTTTTTCTGTTATGTGTCTGAATCCAAGTGTGGAAGTGACTGGAAAAGTTCGCTCAAGACGATATTATCCGTTTGTGATTGACTATTTTCCTAAATCAGATGATGAGCCTGTGGATGAATGTAATACCGTCTATGAGACTCTAATCGAATGCCTCAGTGCTATTACTGTAGAGGATAAGATTATACGCGGCAGTAATGTAAGTGGAAATGTAGTGGATGGAGTTTTACATTTTCAGATTACATATGATCTGTTTTTGCTCAAAAAAGAGGAATTAGAAAGCATGATGCAGTTTGAGGAAAGTACAAAAGTGATGTAAAGGAGGATAACATGGCAGAAACAAAAAAAGAACCAGAAAAGATTTTATTCTCAAAGGAACAGATTGTAAGTTCCATGAGATATAAAAAGTACAGAGATTTTTTAGTTGGAAATCTGGACAAGAATAAAAATTATTCAACAGAAGAAATTGATAAGATGATTGATTCGTTTTATGGAAAGGGTAAGAGTGGAAAATAATGGCATTAGGTGGAGGAACATATTTAACACAGAATAAAGTACTTCCGGGGGCTTATTTTCAGTTCATTTCAAAAGCAATTGCATCAGCAACGTTATCAGACAGGGGCGTAGCTGCAATGGCGTTGGAACTGGACTGGGGTGCTGATGATAAGGTGATTGGTGTCACAGCTTCGGATTTCATGAAGGATAGTAAAAAAATATTTGGATTCGACTATGATGCAGCAGAAATGTTGTCATTAAGAGAACTTTTCAAACATGCGTCCAAAGTATATGTATATAAAGTTACTTCTGGGGGAGTAAAAGCTTCAAATACATTTGCGGAAGCAAAATATACAGGCAAAAAGGGAAATGATCTTAAGGTTGTTATTCAGACAAATGTGGATAATGGTGAAAAATTCGATGTGTTACTGTATCTAGGAACTGAAAAAATGGACAGTCAGACAGTTTCCAAAGCATCAGAGCTTATTGATAATGATTTTGTTATGTGGAAAAAATCCGCTGAATTGTCTGTTACAGCAGCAACAGCATTAAGCGGTGGAACAAATGGTACAGCATCGACATCAAATCATCAGGCATTTTTAGATAAAATCAGTTCTTATCCAGATGTGAATGCAATTGGATATGCCGGATCTGAAAGTGCAGTAAAAGGACTGTATGCCGCTTTTGCAGACAGATTAAGAAATGATGTAGGCATTCGATTACAGGTGGTTATGCACGATTATAGTTCGGCAGATTCGATTTCATGTGTAAATGTGAAAAACAGTGCAGAACTTGTGTATTGGGCTACAGGTGTTATTGCCGGTATTGCTGTAAATAAATCTGCGACAAATATGAAATATGATGGCGAATTAAGCATTAACACTGAATTTACCCAGGATGAACTTACAGAAGCTTTGGGAAAAGGCGAATGGGTGTTACATCAGGTGGGTACAGAGGTTCATGTTCTTGAGGATATCAATTCTTTTACCAGCATTACAGACGAAATGGGCGATATTTTCAAGGATAATCAGACAATCCGTGTCATCGACACAAGAGCAGATTCCATTGCTTCAATTTTTGCTTCCAAATATCTTGGCAAGGTTCCGAATGACAAATCGGGAAGAGTAAGTTTATGGTCAGATATTGTGAAAATTGATCAGCAGTTAAGCGATATCAATGCAATCGAAGATTTTGACCCAGAAGATATTACTGTAGAACAGGGCGATACAAAGAAATCAGTACTTATTAACAGTGCAATTACCATTATTAATACAATGGAAAAATTGTACATGAAATCAATGATTGAGTAATAGGAGGAAGATGGGCATGTCGAAACAGTTTATGAATACGCAGGATGCACCAAGCGCAAAACAGGCAGAGTTTTTTTGCACAATTAATGGAAGACGTTATTCTATGCTTAATGCAAAAAAATTTGAAGCAAAAGCAAATGTCAAAAATGCCGATGTGACAAGATTAGGTGCATTGATTGATGGTAAAAAAGCGGTCGGACTTACCATTAAATTCTCAATGACAGTTTATAAATGCAGTGAAATGTTTGATAAATTGATCGAGGAATTTAAGAATACAGGCTTATTGCCAACCTTTGAATGCCAGGTAACGAGTAGCGATTCAGCAACTTGTATGGGACGGAGCACGAAGGTATATGAGCAGTGTGTAATTGAGGGAGATGTTCTTTTATCGATGTTCGATGCAGACGGCGAATTTGTAGAGCAGACCATTGAAGGATATGCAATGGATTTTGATTCGCCAGAGAGATATACAGATCCAGAATATATGTAAAGAGTTGAGGCAGGCAATTAGCAGATCATGCAGTGTCTGCCTTTATATTTTAAGAATGAGGTAAGTGATATGGGAAATTTAGCATATTTTTTGAAAAAGAACAAAAAGGAAAAGAAAAATGCATTTTTTGCTGCAACAAAATCATTATGCGATGAAAATGGAGAACCGTTAAAATGGGAAATTAAAGCTTTATCAACAAAAGAAACAGAAGCTATCAGAGAAAAATGCACAATAGATGTTCCAGTCACCGGAAAACCAGGTGTTATGCGACCAAAAGTAAATTCTTCTAAATATGTAGCAGAATTACTCGTTTCAGCTGTAGTATACCCAGATCTTTATAATGCAGAGTTACAGGATTCCTATGGAGTTAAAACTGCATCAGATCTTTTGAAAGAAATGGTAGATGATCCGGCAGAGTATAACAATTTTGTCGAATTTGTCCAGGAATACAACGGATTAGATGAAACCATGAATGATAAGGTGGAAGAGGCAAAAAACTAATAGAAGGCGGCGATAGTGAAGCCAATTATGCATATTATGCATTGCATAAGCTTCATATATTGCCGTCCAGATTAATGGAACTAGATGAAAATGAGCGTGCTTTTATTTATGCGGCAATTGATTTGAGGATTGAAGCTGAAAAAAGGCAGGAAGAAAAAATGAAGCATAGCTCAAAATAACAAGAGTATTAAAATTATATTTATGCTCATGAAAGGTTGGTGGATTTATGGCGATAGGAACAGCTATTGAGATAACTGATAAGATGACAGGACCATTAAATCGTATCACAGCCGCTTTATACAGCACAACGGATGCGTTGCATGATACAGATCAGGCAACTAATTCTGCATTTAATTCTGCTGGTATTCAGGCAATTACGCAGGAATTGTATGGATATGAAAGAAAGATTCAGGATATACAGGATGAGTTAGATAGATCAAATAATAAGATACAGGAAATGCAGGAACAGACAGAAAAGGCAAGAAGTTCTGCTGGTGGATTGGAAAATGCATTTAGAAAAGCTGCAGGTATACTCGCAACTGTAGCAACAGTACAGACATTAAAAAATGTTCTTGATACATCAGACGAACTGACAGCAACAACGGCACGTCTTGAAATGATGAATAATGGTTTCGAATCTGTAGGAGGAAATTTAAAAAGTACGTCAGATTTATTTAATCTAGTGTATGCGTCTGCGCAGGATGCCAGAGGTTTATTTGCAGATATGTCAGCAGTCGTTGCAAAATTTGGAAATAATGCGAAGGATGCTTTTAGCAGTTCGGCAGAGGTCGTTGATTTTGCAAATCTTGTACAAAAAGAGATGGTAATTGCCGGCGCATCCACGACAGAAGCTTCAAATGCAATGTTGCAGTTATCACAGGCATTAGGCTCTGGCGTCCTTCGTGGTGATGAGCTTAATAGTATCTTTGAGCAGGCTCCGAACCTTATACAGGAGATCGCAAATTATCTCGAAGTCCCGATCGGAGAAATCCGGCAGATGGCGTCGGAGGGACAGATTTCGGCTGATATTGTAAAACAGGCAATCTTTTCTGCTTCTGATGAGATCAACGACAAGTTTAATAATATGCCTATGACATGGTCGCAGATTTGGACATCTATGCAAAATACAGCATTAATGAAATTCCAACCGGTATTACAGAGAATTAATGAGATTGCGAATAGTGAGGAATTTAAACAATTTACGCAGACTGCAATAAATGATATGGCTGTACTTGCAAATGTATCACTGAGTGTGGTTAATACGCTGATTCAGGGAGCCGCTTTCGTATCTGATAACTGGTCCATTATCAGTCCAATTATTTATAGTGTGGCATTGGCACTGGCATTTTATAATGGTGTGCTTATAATGCATAATGCATATGAAGCAGTTTCCAACGGATTAAAATTGGTCGCTGCGATAAGAGCGGTTGCGCATGGGACAGCTACAGCAACAGAAGCGGCAGCTACAACCGGAGCATCTGCGGCACAGATTGCATTTAATGCTGCTTTATATGCTTGTCCGCTTACATGGATTGTACTTGCAATAGTTGCAGTGATAGCAGTAATTTATATGGTCATTGCAGCAATTAATAAGGTACAGGGTACAACTATCAGTGCGACAGGTGTTATATGTGGAGTTATCGCTACAGCTGGTGCTCTGATTGGAAATATTTTGATAGGGTGGCTGAACAGGATCATAACAGTCGGAGTCGGTCTGTGGAATTTAATTGCAAATTTCGCAGCATCTTTTGGAATTGTTTTTGAACATCCGATTATTGCTATTGAAACCATGTTTATGTCTCTTTTCAATTTCATACTGAGTGTTGTTGAAAGCGCGGCAAAATTACTAGATACAATCTTTGGATCTAGTCTTGCTGATGCGGTGAGTGGCTTTCAGGATACAATACAGGCAAAAATCGATGCAAAAATCGAAGATGCTGGAGGAACAGCAGCAAATCAGTTGAATCCAGAAGACTACACGCTTGACCGTATAAATTATGGTGATGCGTATCAAAGTGGTTATGATTTTGGAAAAGGAATTGATGATAAAATATCTTCTGTTTTTTCCGGTGAATTATCTACAGACAGTTTTTCGGATTTACTTACTTCCGCTGGATATGATTCCACATCAGATGGAATGGCTTCAACGTTGGGCGATATTTCGAAAGATACAAGCGCAATTGCAGATTCTGTAGATATCAGCAATGAGAATTTGGAGTACATGAGAGACCTTGCAGAGCGGGAAGTCATCAATCGTTTTACAACAGCAAGTGTAAATGTAAATATGGGCGGCGTTACCAATACGGTAAGCCAGGATACAGATCTTGATGGAGTGATTTCATATTTGGCTAATGGAGTAACAGAAGCATTGCAGCAGGCAGCAGAGGGGGTGCATTCATAAAATGGCATATTATTTTTATTTAGGGAAAACATTGTTGCCGGTTGCACCGTCGAAGCTTACTCTTAAAATTGGTGGACAGAATAAAACATATAACCTTATAAATGATGGTGAAATTAATGTTTTGAAATCTGCCAGTTTGACAGAAATTGAATTTGATGCGCTGTTACCGAATGTTCAATATGGTTTTGCAGTTTATAAAAATGGCTATCAGCCAGCAGAGGCCTTTCTGAATGCTATAGAGACATTGAAAAAAAGTAAACTGCCATTTCAATTTATCGTTACACGAGCATTTCCTAACGGAAAGATGTTATTTGATACGAATATGAAAGTATCACTTGAAAATTATAACATTGTGGAAGAAAGCAAGAACGGTTTAGACGTTACTGTATCGATAAAGCTTAAGCAGTATAAGGAATATGGAACGAAAACAGCTATTTTATCGATTACGCAGAGAAAGACAACAGCAAAGGTGAAAAATTCTCGTAATACATCAACAGCACCATCTAATGGTTTGCCAACCACTTATACCGTCAAAAAGGGTGACTGCCTAAGTGTAATAGCAAAAAAGTTTTATGGAAGTGGATCAAAAACATATTATATGAAAATTGCAAATGCAAATGGAATCAGCAATCCTAATTTGATATATCCAAATCAAGTATTTACGATTCCGGTATAGGAGGGAAAATGTCAGCAGAATTATTAATCCAGAATGGAGATACTGTGTATTTTCCCGCCGTACTAGAGGATATTAAATGGGAAACTGAAAGGTATGGATCACCGGGAAAGTTAACTTTTAAATGTATGTATGACAGCAAATTAAATGTCACAGAGGGTAATCCAGTGAGATTGCGCTGGAATGGATTAAATGTGTTTTATGGCTTTATTTTTAAAATAGAAAAGGACAAGGAACCGGTGCTGTCGATTACTGCATATGATCAATTGCGGTATTTTAAAAATAAGGATACTTATGTGATTAATGGGAAAACAGCCGGTGAAGTTTTAGAGCTGATAGCTGCAGATTTTGAATTGCAGACTGGAGATGTGGAAGATACCGGTTATGTAATACCATCCCTTGTGGAAGACGGAAAATCTTTATTTGACATCATGCAGGATTGTCTAGATCAGACTTTAATGAATGTTGGTGAAATGTATGTTTTATATGATGATTTCGGCTCATTGTCACTGAAAAATATTGCAAATTTGGCAGTTAATATTTTGATTGATTCTGAAACAGGAGAAAATTATAAATATAGCTCATCCATTGATGATCAGACGTATAACAAAATAAAGCTTGTTTATGACAATAAGAACACCGGACAGAGAGATGTATATATTGCGCAGGATTCATCTAAAATGAATGAGTGGGGAATGCTGCAGTATTACGATAAGTTATCTGAGGGTGAAAATGGCAAAGAAAAAGTTGGATCTTTATTGCAATTGTATAACAGAAAATCAAAATCATTTCAGATTACGAATGCAATAGGAGATGTATCAGTCCGGGCAGGATGTTTATTACCTGTTATTCTGAATTTAGGAGTTGCAAAAGTTCAGTCTATGATGTTGGTGGAATCGTGTAAGCATGTTTTTAGAGAAAATGAGAATTTTATGAATTTGACATTAAGGGGTGGTGATTTTGTCTGAATTTGATGGATTGATCAAACAGATCAAGCAAGCAGCATTAGATGCAGTAAATTCCGCCGGACCAGCAGGATTTTATGAAGGAACAGTATTAAGCGTATCTCCATTAAAAGTTAAAGTAGACCAGAAGCTTATACTTGGGAAAGAACAACTTGTCTTAGCGCGTAATGTAACAAACCATGAGATGTCTGTTGATGTTGATTGGGAATATGAAAAGGGGACGAAAAAAATAGTAATCCATAATGCATTAAAAACAGGAGATAAAGTGATCCTTGCAAGAATCCAGGGCGGTCAAAGTTATATTATTTTGGATAAGGCGGTGTAAATATGATCCCAAGTGTTAATAATTTGTTGCTTACAGAAATAAATGAAGAGGATATGCCGAGTAAAAATTATCGAATGATCAGTGAAAGCGTTAGAGGTACGGTGGATACCATTGAAGCAATGAAGCAGGTGGTATATAAGATATTATGTACAGAACGATATGTCTACCCGATATACTCATGGAATTATGGTATAGAATTGGTGGATTTATTTGGCGAATCAGTAACATATGCATGTCCTGAGATAACCAGACGAATTGAAGAAGCATTGTTGCAAGATGAAAGAATTAATTCGGTAGATCAATTTGAATTTGATACAAGTAAAAAACATGAGGTGGTGTGTACATTTTCAGTGCACACCATTTTTGGTGATTTTCAGATGGAAAAAGAGGTGAGTATTTAATGTTCGAAGAGATGACATATGAAAAGATTATGGAACGTATGTTGTCTAGGGTGCCAGATACCCTAGATAAGCGTGAGGGAGCGATTATATTTGATGCACTTGCACCGGCAGCATTTGAAATGTCTATTCTTTATACTGAATTAGAGACAGCTTTAGACCAGACATTTGCAGATACCTGTCAAGGAGTTTATCTGGATAAAAGATGCATGGAAAGAGGAATCACAAGACAGCCAGCAACGCATGCGATTGTTCAGGGAACTTTTAAACCGGTTGACTTGGATTTGTCTGGTTTGCGATTTAATTGTGGAGATTACAATTATACAGTTAAAGAACAGATTGGAAATGGTGTGTATGAGATGGTGTGTGAGACAGCAGGAAGTCTTCCAAATGGGATTTCTGGTCAGTTGATTCCGATTGACTATATTAACGGATTAGAAACAGCAGAAATCACGGCTATTTTAATTCCGGGCGAAAATGAAGAATCAGATGAAGATCTCAGATCGAGATATTTTGATACTCTTGTGAGCCAGTCATATGGAGGCAATATTACAGACTATAAGCAGAAAACAAATGCTATAGAAGGCGTTGGAGGTGTAAAAGTGACACCTGTCTGGAATGGCGGTGGAACGGTAAAGTTAACTATTATTGCATCAGATTATACAGTGCCTACAACCACATTGATAGAAAAAGTACAAAAAGAGATTGATTCGGTAGCTCCAATCGGACATATCGTAACGGTAGATGGCACGACCCAAAAGGAGATTCAGATAGAAACTAATATCGTATATCAGACAGGGTGGAGTTGGAAAACATCTGGAAATTATATTGAAAAAGCTATTGACGCTTATTTTCAGGAACTTGCAAAAAACTGGGCGTCGTCTGATCAGTTAATTGTACGAATCAGCCAAATTGAAACAAGAATCTTGGACTGTGCCGGAGTAATTGATATTTCAAATACAAAGATAAATGGAAATGCAGAGAATTTAATATTGGAATCCAATTCCATTCCTGTGAGAGGAAGTGTGACGGATGGAGCGTAAGATAATAGATTATTTGCCACCATATTTAATGGTATATAAAGAAATAAAAGCAATTATGGAAGCTGAACAGCCAGAATTCGAAATAGTCTGGCCACAAGCAGAAAATGTCTTGAATAATCAATTTGTATCAGATTCATCTTCTATCGGCATAGAGCGTATGGAGAAAATTCTTGGAATTATTCCAAAAGATACAGATACGCAAGACGAGAGAAAATTTAGAATTTTGGTTAAATTGAATGAACAGCTTCCATATACACTGCCGGTATTGGAACAGCAATTAAAAAGAATGTGCGGAGAGAATGGGTATCTCCTGATTCTAAGCGCAGATAAATATTTACTCAATGTTAAATTAGCTTTAGGCAATGAGAATAATTACCAGGATGTGTGTGATATGTTAAGACGTGTTGTGCCAGCTAATATGGTTATTTCGGTTAGTGTGTTTAATACGCATGAAATACTTTCGCATTACACGCATGCGCAGTTGGCAGTATACACACAGAAACAAGTGAGAGAGGAAGTGTTGACGAATGTCTAGTAAAACAACAAATTTGAATTTAACAAAGCCGTCAGAGGATGAATTTTATGATATTAATGTGCAGAATGAAAACATGGACATCATTGATCGTGAGATTAATGGATTAAAGCAGCCAGCTTATGAAGTGTCTACAGCCATGTCAGATTTGAATAGTGGAGAAATGATTACTGTAGCGTTTGGAAAGATTGCAAAGGCAGTCAGTACATTAATAAGTCATGTGGCATCTAAAGCTACCAATTCAGTTTTGGGACATGTAAAATTATCAGACAGCACATCAAGTACAAGTGCATCAACTGCTGGAGTGGCGGCAACGCCAAAAGCTGTAAAAGCTGCTTATGATTTGGCAAATAGTAATACTAAAAAAATAGGAACGACTGATATATCTGGTATCGGTGATGGAACTGTGACCGGAGCGATAGCAGAAAATAAAGATGCAATAGAGGATGTCACCCGGAGTTTAACGATTATAAATGAAAATTTAATTCCTTACCCATATCATGAAACAACACGGACGATTAATGGTGTGACGTTTATAGATAATGGCGACGGGACGATAACTGCAAATGGCACTGCAACTGACGATTTAAGTTTTTGGATTAAATATTTTAATGATTTAGAGATTGATGATAATATAAAATACACGATAAGCGGCTCGCCAAATGGAAGCTCGAGTGGAAAGTACTGCTTAAGCGCGCGCGTTTATACAAAAAAAGACGCGCCATCGCCATCGTCGGGGGAAATTATCAGGGTATCACAAGCCGGGACAGTTGTGACGGGATATAAATATATAGCTCCATACATTTCTGTGTGGAAAGGAGTAACTTTAAATAATGTTATATTCAAGCCGATGCTGGAATACGGAACTGTTGCGTCAGATTATAAACAATATTCGATGTCAAACGCAGGATTGCAGGAGCAGATTGAGATGTGCAAGGAGAATTTAATTCCATTTCCATATTGCGCAACAAGCACAGGCAGTTATGCGAAGTCATTCAACAGTTCGTCGTTAACAACGGTGGAAGCTAAAAATGATGGATCTTTACTTATCGGAAGCAATGGAAAAATTCCATCAAAAACAAATCAAGTATTATTTAGATTAATTCATGATAATTTTGAAAATATTCCATTATATAATGACATTTACAGTATGGATCCTCACTTTGAAAATCGACCTAGCGCATCTGGAGTGACATTAGCAGTCTCATTTGAGCGGGCGAAGGATTCGGAACTTGAAACATTTTATGTAACTTCTCCAGTTGAAATTAATAACATTGATGGAAAATACACGAAAATAAAATATATTAGCGTCTGGCTTTCCACGGCAACTGCTTCGTTTGAAAATGTCAAAATGAAACCTATTATTACGAGAGGCGGAATAACAGAAAAGCGTGATGTGGTTTCCCAGAAATTAAGTATGGATGCAATCGTTGCAAGGACGAGAAACTCGTTAAATATTGTTCATTTGCCATTAAAAGAAACGAAGACGCTGACACTTGCTCAGCTTTATAACTCTTATGCAAAGCAGAATGATGTTTTATATGTGACTGTCATAGATTATAGTGATTCAAAATCATATAAGTCATCAACTATGCTTTTATTTATCGATGATTTTCAGATTTATGCAATTTCGACTGAAGGATTGTTAAAATATGATAATGTTAACGATAAGTGGGCTGTCATTATTCCGAGGGCATGATTATGATAAAATATGTATTTAGGCAGTTGTTATGTAAACATGAATATGTAAATACAAATGAAATGTGGTCATTTTTTGGACAAGAACATATAACAAGGTTATGTGTAAAATGTGGAAAAAAAATTTATTAAACTCTGGTTTCAGTGATGCAACATGGTAAAATAAAAAGAGCCGGATAATTCCGGCTCGTATAACACGATAAGAGGAGAAAAGTCATCTGGGAAGGTATTTTTTAAATCAATTTCGTAGATGACTCTCTCAAAAAAATTATAAGGTAATAATTTGCAAATGTAAATTTAGATAATCAGTACATTTTCTTAAAATCACAGAATTGCGATTTAAAATATTTGATTTATATGAATTGTGGTGTATAATAATAGCAACAAAATAAAGCAGTGCCATAGCGCCGAATGATTAGTCTATCAGATTAATTGTCCGGCGCTTTTTGCGTTGCAAAATGGCACAAATACAAGGCTTGGCAGATTTATAATGGTTTTATAAAGAAAGAGGGAGGTTGGTCATTTGGAATCGATTATATCTGCTTTAGTGGCAGGAGGACTGACTTTAATTGGAACAGTGCTTACAGTCAGTTCTGGGCAGAAAAAAACAGAGCAGAAGCTTCAGACCGCACAAGCAGTCACAGACTGTAAGATTGATGAACTTACACGTGAGGTTCGCTTACATAATAATTTTGCGCAGCGAGTCCCGGTCATGGAGGAACAAATTAAGGTAATTAATCACAGAATCGCAGATTTGGAAGGAGAAAAATAATATGTTAAAAAATTCAGTTTTAAAACCAAGCGTAAGTACAAAGAAATGGTTCAAAGCAGCAGGAATCAGAGCTGTTAAGACGATGGCACAAGTTGCCGGTACAATGCTTGTCATCGGAGCATTCAATGAAACAGCATGGTCATTGATGCTACAGACTGCATTAGTTGCTGGCCTTGCATCATTGCTCACATCAGTAGCCGGCATTCCAGAAGTAGAAAGTGAGGAATAA